CACCAGCACCATTATATAACTCTGTAAAGTTATCATTTGTCTTATCCATAGCATCTCTTAACGGATCTCCTGTTCCATCATTTGGTGAGCTACCTATATTTATTGTTTGTTTTGCCATTTTATTTTATTTTAATATACTGTTGCGTCTGCTGTTAAAGTTGTGCTATCTGCACTAAATAATGTCGTATCTACTGTTAAATAAGAACCATCTGCATCAAAAGGATATACTATACCCCATCCATTCGCTTCATTAACGTTCCCAAACCAACTTACACTATATACTGAACCAAATCCCATTTTCTTATACTGAATAAATTATTCCCCAATTATTAGATTCACTATCATTTCCCCACCAACTTTCATCATATATTGATCCGAATGACATTTTTTATCTTTTCTATATAACTCTTTAATTTAATTTCGTTCTCTTTCTTAGGCTTATATGTTTTCTTCTTTTTTATAGTACCCATCCTGTCATATTTTGATCTCTTTCTGGATACATACCTCCATCTTGTGAGCCTATATATTCTGGATACAATTCACTATTTGAATCCATATAGTCAATAAACCTTTGTGTATAGAAGTCTGCAGTAGATTTAGCTTGATGTACCAGGTTGTTTATTTCTTCTAATGATGCTGAATCACTGTTTTCTGATCTATGTTTAAATACACCTCCATTGCTAATTTGAAAAGCTGCATATTTCATATATTCTGATTGACTAAACCAAATAAGCATTGGCTTTAAATACGTATTTACAAGAGTTGAATAATCTCCAGATAAAGAACTGTTAACTACATCTGATTGTAATTTATTATATAAAGCTGTACCTAATTGCGTTTGTATATAAGTATCTTGTGCTACTTCAACAAACTGTATTAGTTTATCAGTATCTACATTTCCATCTATTATAGACTTTCTTTTTAATTCTTCTAATGTTATAAATAATGCTTTCATTTCTTATAATTTGGATGATGTCCGTTATTAGGCATATTTTTAGGTGCAACTGATACCTCTGAAGGGTTTTTAGGCTCTTTTAAGCCATCTTTTATTGCTTCTGACTCACTAACAAGGTTATTATCATTAACTCTTCTCTTATACACCTTCATTTCCCAATAGTGATGACAATTTACACCTCCTTTAAACTTAAATAATGAATAATTCTGTCCTTTATGACCTAATTCTTTATTTATACCTCTAAAAGACATCATATTTATATCTTCTTTTCTAAATACTAAATTTTGACCTGTTAACAGTTCCATTCTTTGACAAAAACGTCTGCTGTTAGCAGAATTTCTTACAGGACCATAAGAGTAGCGAACCTTATATGTTGAATTGTCTTGTGAAGACTTCTTATTAGGTTTAGCATCATCTTTTGATACTTCTGCAAGTTTAGTAAAGTCAAATTCTGCTTCTGTGTCTTCTACTTTTTCTGTATGAACAAGTTCCCAGTCACTGTCATCAATCTTTTCCCCTAAAGACTCTAATTGTGATAAGATGTCATCACCTTCTTCATCTGTAAAGTCTTCTTTTTCTTGACTTGACAACTTTTCACCAGTCTCTTCTTCTCTTTTAATCTTTGTTTCAATATTATCAAGTTCTGTAAACTCAATTGGTTGTAGAGTAACAAAGTAAAGATTAAGGTTTATACCATTAAACGATAACAGCTCATTAAATGAGTTGATTAGTTGGGTCTGGAATGGGCGAATTACAATGTTATCCATTAAAACACTTGCAGTTCTTAATTCTTCTGCATTATTACCAAAACCAGTATTATCTTTAATACCAAGTAATATTGGAGATACAACACCGTGACCAATCATTATCTTCTCTCTTGATTCTTTAGCTAAAAAGTCATATTGTGCGTGAGCATCTGGTAGATGAATAGGTTCAACAGTTGATTGGTTTTCTGCATTATCATTAAATGCTAATATAAATCTACCTGCATTACTACTTCCGCTAAACTTTTCATATATCTTTCTTTCTATGATCTCTTGTGCTTCATCACCTGGAATACCATTGTTAAAGTTTAATAGTAAAGAAGGCTGCAATCCATTCTGTATATTATTAATATGATAATTAGATACTTCTTCCTCTAAATTACAATACTGTAAACATCCTTGATAATCAACTGGAGAATAATAATAAAAACCTGCTCTATAAGGCTTTATACAGTATATCTCTACGTTTTCACTTTTTTTACCAAACTTAAATGCTGGTATTCTTTTAGGCTTATCAGAAGGCTTTATTTCACTCCATTTAGGATGATAGTAATATGCTTTTATTTTACCGTCTTTTGCTTTCTCTGCTCTTAATGTTTCAGTAGGAAAATGCTTTAACTGCATTATCTTTGTTTTCCTTTTATTATATACAACTTGTATAGATGCTTGACCTAAAAGTTTTAAGTCTCCTGTAATTCTTCTTACATCTACATCTTTTAGTATTTGTTGCATTTGACCAAACTGAACAGAATTATCTTCTGAATCTGTTGCGTCTAATCCTCTACCATAAATTAAATCTGTAATACCATTAATACATCTTGAGTTTGTTGGACTCCCAGTATATCTATCTATAATGTCTCCAAAATAGTTATTATTGTCACCATATTCAACCCAATCATATCTGGTTGATTCTTTTATGCTTGGCACTTCGTACCCTGATAGGTTTATTACTTTTACTTTGCTCATATTACGATATATTTTTGGCTATCTGTATCTGTCCCTGTATATTGGTCATACTTATTACTATTTAATGTATGATCTGTTGTATTATCTGTTTGAGAAGTACAATAACCTTTACCTCTATAGAGTAATGTACTTCCTTGTTTTAACTCAAAAGAATAGCTATTTTCAGCTGTTAAAATACTAAAAGCCACAGACATCTGCAAGTAATTACCATCTGATGAAAGACTTGAAGTAATATCTGTTATAGTTTGAGTTTTTCTTGTACCGTCTTCTATAATAACCATAGATAAGTCACTTGCAACAGTGTAAGCTCTTGGAATTATGCTAATTGTTTGAGATGATGTTGTTGGTGATAATCTTATCATACCTATATAACTTATAAAGCTTAATATTGTTCAAAAAAAAAGAGGACTATTAAAGTCCCCTTTCTGTGTTTAAGAAAATCCTCTATGTTTAAGAGTTAGTACCTGCTGTTACAGTTACTGTTGCACTTGACATACCATCGTATGGGTCAGCTGCTGTAGGTGAAGACACAAAGTTAGCTGGAGTTGTTTCCATACCAGTTAACGTTAATGTATATCCACTTAAGTCTCCCATTGCAGCACCAGTTACAATTGTACCTCCTGATACATCTGCACCGTGTTCAAGTCCTACAACCATTACGTTTCCGTTGTAATCTTCAACAGCAACGTGAGGTCTTCCATAAGCTAATAACTTTAATTCTTTATTATCTTCTTTAGATAATTTGTGTAGAGTTAAATTTAATGTTTGCTCATAGAAAGTAGTTCCATTTTCTCTTGAAGAGTTTACTGTTTGTTCTAATGATGAATTACCTTTTACTTCATATTTAAATGCTGTAAAAGTACCACTCATATTAGTAATTTCATCATCTGTTAATGTTACAGTTCCAAAGTCTCCAAAATCAGTAAAATAAACATTTTTTATTCCACCAACGACATCTTTACAAGGTTCTTTCCTTCCTAAAGTTAAATCACAAGCCATAATTTTTATTTTTTATATAAAAAAAGGGCGGTAGGCTCAAGGCTTACCTACCCTTTCTTAAGTTAAACAGTTATTTATTATGATGTAGCGTATAATACTACTTCATCTCCAATTCCGTGCTGAATACCAGCAGTAAATCTCATAACAACTCTCACATTTTGAGAACCATCAAGATCAGCCATATCAATTACTTTTACTTCGTTTTGGTCAGACATTAAACCTGTACCGAAGAATAAGTTTGATTTTTGTGCTGCTACAGCATCGTTATCAGATAATCCTGTTGCTAATGCAATTTGAATACCATCAAACTGAAGACCAGCACCACCATTATACCACTGTGTACCTTTGTTGTCAGTACCTGCTGCTCCTAATCCTGAAGCTCCAAATCCACCTAATGCTCTAATGTAGTTTCTGTACATATTAGAAGGTAAGTAGATAGTCATATCTTCTGAACCATATACTGTAGATGGAATTGCGTCAGCAATTTTACCAAGCTCTGTAATAATGTTAGCTGCAGTTGAAGCAGTACCTGTTACGTCATTAACGTCACTATCAGCACCTAAAGTAGTGATGAATCCATCAAACTGACCAGCAGTTGCGTTAGTACCTGTCCAGATGTTAGTTTCCATTCTTTGAGCTACTTTATCTGCAACGTGTGCAATTAAAAAGTCAGAGAAAGAAGATGGTAAGTTGTCAAATGCAGAATATCCCATTTGTGCAGCTTCCCAGTCACTTCTAAAATCCTTTTTACATAACTCTAAGTTCACTTGGAACTCTTCTGGAGTTAAGATTCTTTCAGTAAGAGTAAGTGTTGATGTGTCATCAAAATCACAAGTTGCGTTTTTAACGATGTCATCTGTTGCCACTTTTTTCATTACTTGTTTGTATTTAACATTAGGTACTACTGTAATATTACCCTCTGCTAAAGTTTTACCTGATAATAAAGCTGCAGAAATATATTTCCCAGCAAATTCACCAGCGTAAGTAGTAGTTATTGAAGTTGTTGTTGCCATTTTAAATTAATTTAATTATTAGTTATTGCGTTTAATACTCTATTGTAAGTTGTGTTTTTATTTGCGTTTGGAGAAAACCTAACACCAATCTTTCCACTTACTTCGTTTTCTGGTGAATGATTAATTGCTTCAGCAGGCTCATCAGCAGATAGTTCTTGTGGAACTTCTTCTTTAGCTTCTTCTTTAGCTTCAATCATACCTCTTAATTTCTCTACCATAGACTTAAGTTCTGACACTTCGTCTTTAGTAGCGTACTCTACAGCAGGAGCTTCTTCTACTGGATTCTCCTCGTAGTTTTCCTCTTGTAGTTCGTCAGCTGATTCTTCTGCAGAGTAAGATACTTCTTTCACTTCAGCAGTAGCAGCTTCTTTTTTAATCTCCTTCTTAGCTTCTTTCTTTTCAGCTTTAGGAGCTTCTTCTTTTAATTCAACTTCAGGAGTAGTTACTTCTTCCTCTGTATTAGTTGATAAAAGAACATCTTTGATTTTAGTTACAATTTCACTTGCTTTCATAAGATTCTTATTTATAGTTATTACTGATTTTAAATACTTTGTTGTATTTTTAAGATGCTTTAGCTTGGATTATAAACCATTCAGTACCATCACACCATACCGTTATACCTTCATACGCTTTATTAATTCTATAATGTGTAGATTCACCATCTAATGTCTGTCCACTTCTTGGTGTTAAATCAGCGTGTGTATTTGTTGTATATGAACTGTCTGTTATTAGTCTTATTTGTCTATTTAAGTTTTTAGTTGCTGTTGCATCTGGTAAAGTTATCTCTACTGTATCACTTCCACCTGACCAGCTTAACTTAATCATCTCTGCATTATCATAAGTAGAATCATTTAAGTCTATATCACCACCTCCAGATATAACCGTAATATCAGTTGACACTAAATGTGTAACTATTAGATTCTCTAAATTAGATATTGTAGTTTTTTTAGTTTCTGATGAATGAACAATAGCTATTACTTCAGAACCATCTAAATCTGATGCTGCTACTAAACTTAATTCGGATATTTTTTTATCTGCCATTATAATTTTATTTTACTGTTGTCTTCTTGTAATATGAAATCTATATTTTCTTGTAATAAATAATTAGTTGTCCTATGTATGCTTCCTATTCCTTGTGCTTCTAATGTTCCATCACAGCATTTTATTGAATATGTTCTACCATCAGGACACAAACAAGCTCTTGATGAACTTCTTGGAGAAGAATAACTTAATGTTGCATTTTTTCTTCTTTTCATCTTTTTATTGGAACACAATTAGGAACCTTTCTACCATCTTTATCTTTCATTCCTATTTGCTCATATCCATCTTGACAAGGAGCTTTTAGATTGTGTTCCTCACAAGGCATATACCACACATCTCCTTCGTACTCGTGTGTATGATACCCTGAACAACCTATATCTTCAGCAGCTTTTTCTGCTTCTTCTTGTGTTGAATAGGCAGCTCTTCCATCTATAATTGTTGAAGATGCTTCTATAGCATCAAGTCCTTTTAGTTTAGATGTTGTCCAGTTAAGCATTGATTTACCACCCCATAATAAATATGAAATAGTACCACAAGCTTCATTGTTACCTGGATCATAATAAGCAGCTGCTCTTGATAAATAAGAATATATTCTTTTTAATGTAGGTAGAGTAAATTTCTCTCCTTTCTCAAGCTGTCTTGCTCTAACCTTACCAACTTGAGTTGCACATTTATTGTTTACTTTTTCGTTTAAAGCAATACCTCTTTTAGCATTGTTCTTTGCAGACTGTGGATAACCTCCATAAGATTCAAGCTCTACTTCTTCAGTTAAGCTTGCTAATACTTCTGCAAGATCAAACTCTGCATTAAGTTCACTTAAACATTCAGAGCAAGCATTTTCTTCTACGCTTTCTTTTGGTCTTTCAAGTCCGTCAGCAAAATATCCCTCTATAGAAAATCCTTTTACTTCTCCTTCTTTTACTGCTTTCCATACATCATCATTTAATACTTTCATTGATACCATCCAAGTTCCTTTTGGTAGGTCAAAACCATAAGCTGATGCTTTATCATTTTTAGGGTCTTCTATTAGCCAAGATTCTACAACTGACATATCAGATAATTCAAATGAATGTTCAAATGTAGAGTTCTGATGTTTACTTTTTATAAAGAATAATTCAGATGCTTTTCTAACTGTATCTTCAGAGAAGTATATATAATAATCATCTTCTTCTCCTTTTCTAAATATCTTCTTGTTAGGTATAAGTGCAGGACCCATAAGAATCCTTTGTTCTGCATCTACTTCTGCAAGTTTAATATCTTTATGTTCTTTTAGTGCAATAAAGTCTTCTTCTATTGCTGGATTTTCAACGACAGAGATAGCTTCAATACCACTAATCTCATTTTCTTCGTCTATAATAAGTTCTATTATCTTTTCCATATCTAAATAACCATATTAAGTTTATTTTGTTTTATTATCCAATAGATGCTCCTTCAATTGTACTACGTTCAAGTTCCTGTGCTGTTGATACATCAGATGCTACAACGAAAGCTTTTATTGGCTGTTGTTCGGCTTGTGATATTGTTTGAGCCAATTGACTTTCTTGTGTTGCACCTACTACATTAAATGCTGGAGCTTGTATTTGTGGTGCTGATGGAGCTTGTGATGATGCTGCTGCAGGAGCTTGCACTCCAGCACCTTTTGAAGATAAAGATGTTGCTAATATTTTTGCAATACTTAAACCAGCTCCTATTTTTGTTTGTGTTAAATTTTTAGCTAATGATACTTTGTTTTTAGCAATTAAAGCTGCTGCAGGTGCAATACCAAGAGGACCAGCAGAAGCAAATGCTGCTTGAGTCTGTAAAGCATAAGCGGCAGATGCAGCTGTTTGAGTTGCTACACTTTGTTGAGCCTTAATAACGATGTCAGCTATAGCTGCTCCTTTTTCTATAACTAAACCTGCTTTTGCAAGAGCAGAACCTTCTTCTGCAACTCCTGATAATATGCCTGCAATTTGTTTTGCAAAACTAACTCTTGCAAGATCTATTTGTTGTTCATTTTGCAATTGTTTTTGCTCTAAATCTAATTTTATTTTATTAAGTCTTGTTTGTCTTAATATATCTCTTTCTGCTTTAGCGTTTGCCTTTTCTTCATCTTGTTGAAGCTTCAACTCTCTTTCACTATCAATTTGTTTTAAAGCTGCAAATTTTGCTAATTCTAAGGCAATTGTACTTTCTCCATTGGCTGCAGTTTGTTCTATTAATTTTTCATAATGATCTTCAAGCCTTTGTCTTTCTAATAAAAATTGCTGCTCTTCCCATACAGCTAAAGCATCATCTACTTCTTTCTTAAATTGTAATTTTTCTCTTTCTAATTGCTCTACAGTCTTATTTTTTTCTTTTTCACTTTCAACTTCAACTTCTTGCATTTCTACAATACTATCAATTAAGTTTTGATTGGTCTGTATTTGCTCTTTCTTAGCTCCAATATTATTTAATATTGTTCTTTTCTGTGTATCCGATATTTCCCCTTCTAATGACAGAACTAATTGATCAAGTTCTAATTGTTGTTTTTCTCTTTGATATAAAGCTAATCCCAACCTTAATCTATCTTCAAGAAATAAGTTTTTATCAGATAATAACTTGCCTTCTTTTATTCCAGCTTCAGTTAAAAGAGCTTGTAACACTAATAAAGCTCTTTCTTGTTCTATAAAACCACCAACACCAACAGCTCCCCTCTCTAATATTTGTTCAAACTCATCAGTTAATAAATCTATATTTGTTTTTAATTGACCAAGTTGTTTTTCTCTCTCTTTTATATTATCTTTTATTGCTTTTGTGTTTTCTTCTGTTTTTTTTGTGTTTTTTTCTGTCATAATAGACAGTCTTTCTAAAGCAGCAATAATTATATTTGCAACAACTAAAAATCCTATTGGACCCGTAAAGGCTTTTACTAATGCAGCCCAAGCATTTTTTAGACCACCTGTAGTTCCAATTAATGTAGTCATTAAGGTAGTTAATTGAGATAAGTTGTTTGCTACACCTCTAAACCCATAGTTAGCATCTTGTACACCTCTACTAAATTCAACAAGAGTTGCAGAAGCCAAACCTGTTTTGTCAGTTTGTTGATTTGTTACAGCTGTTAACTTTTTATATTCACCCTCTAATGTTCTTATTTCTGCGGTCTGTTTTCTATATAAATCGTTAGCTGTTGTGTTTTGATCTCTTAACTGCTTTAGTTGATTTATTTGAGCTTGCATTGCAGAAGCATTTAAATTTCCTGCTGTTGCATTTTTTTGTATATCTGCAGTTAACTTGTTGAATAATTCAGAAGAATCTGAAACCTCTGCGTTAAGCTCTCGTATCTTATAAGTCCCCTTATCAGTGACTTCTATAGTATATATTATTTTTTTATTATCTGCCATACCACCTGCGTTTAATTACATTTTTTGCTTCCTGTATTGTTAAAGGAGCTTTATACTTTCCTTTAGCAATATCTATATAAGGATTAACTCCATAAAAATTATCTGTCTTTAATAGTTCTATTATTAATTTAATCATTAGTCGTCTGTTTGGTCTGCTGTTATTAATGCACTATCTACTGTTATATCTGTTGCATCTAC